CGCTGGACTGATGAATTTCGTATTCGTGATGGTTATACTAAACTTGCTGATGGAACATGGGTAACTATTCATAAAGTGACTACATATCTTGATACAATTCATAAAAACACTATAGATTTATATACAAGTTATCAAACAACCTTACAAGAGGTTCAGTTGTTGAAACAACAGAGATATGAGATGGAATTTGGTCTGCGTTCTGCGCAGAAATCTTTAAACAAAGCACTAGCAATGAAGGGTGATAGCGATGACTGATAAAGTATGGGTAAAGGTTGACTGTATCGCGCAGCATAAAGTAAGTTACATGGTTCAGGCTCCAAAAGATAATCCTGAATATGCTCTTGATGATGTCGTTATGGAAACTGCCAAAGAATTTTCTCAGATATATCTTGGTGAAACTATTTTTAGTCATCGTGTTGTTTCTGAGCAAGAAGCACTTAAACTTTGTGATATAGAAAATGATTATCTTAAGAGTTGGACAGATGAACAAAAGATTAATACTCTGTTCACCAAAGAAGGTGAAAAGAGGGAATATTAATGTTTATATTTGACGTAGAAACTTTGGGTGTTGAATCCAATGCAGTTATCTTATCAGCTGCATTGATTCACTTCGATCCAGAGAAGCGTCCAACATACCAAGACTTGCTAGATAATGCTTGCTTTGTTAAGTTGAATGCCAAGGATCAGGCGAAACGTCTTGGTCGAACTGTGGATGTTGGAACATTAGAGTGGTGGGCAAATCAGCATGAGTATGTTCGAAGTGTATCGTTTGATGCAAACTCAGTAGATATGTTTGCAGAAGATGCTATCAAAGAATTACATAACTATATGAATAAGTTTGTAAATGCAAATGGGCAGACTATGTGGGCAAGAGGTTCTCTTGATCAAATGGTAATTGATTCGCTTGCTAAAAAACTTGACATGCAAGCGATTACTGGGTATAATATGTGGAGGGATGTTAGAACTGCTGTTGATTTACTCAGTGGTGGAACTAATGGTTATTGTGATGTGAACCATCCCTTATTTGAACGAGCCCAAGTTATTAAACACCACCCTGTTCATGACTGTGCTCTTGATGCTATGATGTTAATGTATGGAAAGTCTTAATGGAATTTTATACTTCGGTGCATCCGATTGGAGATCGAATCTTCATTCGTGGTGTGGAGAATGGTAAGCGATACCAACGAAAACTAGATTTCTCGCCTACTCTTTATGTGACTTCAAAGAAACCCTCCAAGTGGAAGACACTGGAGGGAACATTCGTTGATGAAGTCCAACCTGGATCTATTAAAGATACTAGGGAATTCATTAAACGATATGATGATGTTCAGGGGTTTGATGTTTACGGTAACTCAAACTATGCTTATCAATACATCAGTGATAACTATTCACATGATGTTAATTGGGATATGGAACAGATTAAAGTATTCACAATTGACATTGAAACTTCAACTGAGAATGGTTTCCCTGATATCAAATCTGCTAATGAAGAGATTCTGTTAATCACAGTCAAAGAACTTTCTACAAAACGAATTATCACTTTCGGTAGTAAAGCATATGTTAATCCACGTGAAGATGTAATCTATGTTAATTGCAAAGATGAACATAATCTTCTACATCAATTCTTAGAGTTTTGGTCTAAAAGTCATCCTGATGTTATCACTGGTTGGAACACAGACTTCTTTGACATGCCATATCTTATTCGTAGGATTGAACGTGAACTTGGTGATGGTGAATCTAATAAGTTGAGCCCATGGGGTTATGTTAATGAGCGTAAGACTTTCATTAAAGGTAATGAAGAGATTCATTACGATATTATCGGTATTGCTCAGTTAGATTATCTTGAACTGTATAAGAAATATACATATTCTAAACAAGAATCATATCGCCTTGACTATATCGCTGAACAGGAACTTGGTGATAAGAAGAAAGTAAATCCAGGCGATTCATTTAAGGAATTTTATACTAATCACTGGCAACAATTCGTTGACTATAATATTCATGATGTAGAGTTGGTTGACAAACTTGAAGATAAAATGCGCTTGATTGAACTGCATTTGACCATGGCTTATAATGCTAAGATTAATTTCGAAGATGTTTATTCACAGGTTCGTATGTGGGACACGATCATCTATAATCACCTACGTAAAAAAGGTATTGTTGTTCCTGCTAAATCTCACTCAGGTAAAGATGCTCAGTTCGAAGGTGCTTATGTTAAAGATCCTATCATTGGTCTTCATAAGTGGATGGCATCCTTTGACTTGAACTCATTGTACCCTCACTTGATCATGCAGTATAACATCAGTCCTGAGACTTTGACTTCAGAAAAGATTAGCGTAACTGTTGATAAACTTTTAAATCAAGAGATCGATACTACGTATGTAAAGCAACGAGATCTTGCGCTGACTGCAAATGGTTGGACTTATACTAAAGAGTTTAAAGGGTTCATGCCTGAGTTAATGGAAAAGATGTATACTGACCGAAGCAAGTTTAAGAAACAGATGCTGAAGATTGAGCAGGAATACCAGAACGATAAAACTAAAAAGTATTTACTAAAGGATATTTCTCGATTAAATAATCTTCAGATGGCTATGAAGATTGCATTGAACTCTGCTTATGGTGCGATGGGTAATCAATACTTCCGCTACTTCGATATCCGTATGGCTGAGGGTATTACAACTTCGGGTCAGTTGTCTATTCGTTGGATGGCCAACAAGTTAAATGCGTTCATGAATAAAACTCTCAAGACTGAGGGTAAAGATTATGTAGTTGCGATTGACACGGACTCAATCTATCTTACTCTTGAAACATTGGTTGAACAAACCTGTGTTGGTAAAACTGACGAGCAGAAGATTAAGTTTATGGACAAGATCTGCGAAGAGGTATTCCAACCATTCATTGATTCAGGTTATCAAGAACTTGCTGACTACATGAATGCATATAGTCAGAAGATGCAGATGAAACGTGAGGTTCTGGCTGACAAAGGTATCTGGACTGCTAAGAAACGATACATCCTTAATGTGCATAATTCAGAAGGTGTTCAATATGCGAAACCTAAGATTAAAGTTATGGGTCTTGAAATGGTCAAGTCCTCTACACCTGCGGTTATTCGTGATAAACTTCGAGATTCGATTGAAGTTATTCTTAAGGGTAATCAAGCAGATCTTCAGAACTACATTATGGGGTTTCGGAAAGAGTTTGATAAACTTCCAGTTGAAGAGATTGCGTTTCCTCGTGGTGTAAATGGTATGAAGCAGTACGCTGGTTCGCCTATCTATTCTAAAGGAACACCGATTCACGTAAGAGGTGCTTTGTTGTTCAATCATTATACTAAGAAGATGGGTCTTGATAAAAAGTATCAACCAATTCGTGATGGCGACAAGATTAGATTTGTCTATGTTCGTAAACCAAATCCATTTCAAGAAGATGTTATTGCATTCAGTCAAGAATTGCCACCAGAGTTTGAATTATCATCCTACATAGATTATGACAAGATGTTTGAAAAAGTATTTACTGATGCTTTACAAATTGTTATTCAACCACTTGGTTGGTCAACCTCAGAACAAAGTTCATTGGAGGATTTCTTTGGATAATTCAAAATATATGGTACTACCATTATTCTCATCACCAATATATGTTTCTGATATAGATCTAGATTTTACTGATATAGTAAATTATATACAAAATATTGAATATAGTTTACCAAGATCAACTGATACATATATTATTAGACAACCTATATTTTCTTTATTAAAAGAAAAGATTGAAGAACATATTAAAAATTACGTAACAAATATTCTTTGTGTTAAAGAAAGTGCTGAATTTTATATAACAAATTCTTGGATATTTAAAATTAATCCAAACCAAATTGGTGATGAACATATACATTCAAATGCTGTGTTTTCTGGTGTAGTTTATTTGAATGATGATTATACAAATAGCGGTAATGTATTTTTTAGGAAAGATCATAATCGATTATCTATTTTTACACCAACGATTACTCCAGATATAACAGATTATAATATATTTAATGCAACAGAATGGCGAATTGAACCAAAACAAAAAATGATTCTTTTATTTCCTGCGCACTTACCTCATAGGGTATCTAGAAATGAAACAAATACACCAAGACATTCTCTTGCGTTTAATGTATTTGCTAGGGGAAATATAAGCGATCAAACTGGTCTTAACGATTTGATTTTATGAATGTCCAACAATATTATCCACTAGTAAACATAGAAAACAAACAAGAGGTTCTGTGTGTTGAAAACTTCTTTACAAAAAAAGAACTTTCTAACATTATTTCTATGTGTGATATTCTACCAAAATTACAAGGCACAGTAGGCGAGATAGAGAGTAATCAAATAGCTGACAAAAGAAAATCAAATATTAATTTTTTAGATGATCCAGAATTTAGTTGGTTATACGCTAAATTATGTGTTGCTATTAATCATGTTAATTCTACAAATTACAACAAAATATTATATGGTTTAGAACCAATTCAGTATTCTGAATATGATTCTGGCTATGCTGGTTTCTATGGGATTCACGTAGATGTTAACCCAGATACACAACTTGCGTTACGCAGATCGTTATCTTTCTCTGTGCAACTTTCTGATGCTAATACATATACTGGTGGTGAATTAAAAATATATTATAAAGACAAAATTGTAATAGGAAATAAAAACATTGGAGACATAACTTTCTTTGACTCATCATATCCTCATGAGGTAACCCCAGTTACATCTGGTATAAGAAAAAGTTTAGTTGGTTGGGTTCTCGGACCAAGAGTATGAATAACATTCGAATTATTAAAACTAAAATAAATGTTTCAAAGATTATAAAACAATTAGGAGAACACCCAAGTGATTGGGGTTCACAAAAGAACATGGAGAATGCAGGTTCTTTAGTTGATAGAGGGTTTGCTGACTTACCAGTAGATGCATTACAATTAGTAATGGGTGGTGTAGAAAAAGCAGAAGATTTCGTAGGTGATAGTGAGATGTGTATTCCAACTCCTGCTATAAAACATCATACAGAGATTGTAAATTTTATGAAAAGGAATTTCAAGAAGTTTAGTCGATGCGGATTCCTCTCTCTTCCAGTTGGAGGTCATGTTGGGTTGCACATTGATGAGGGAACTTACTATCTTACACGAGATCGCTACCATCTATCCATTTTAGGAAGATATAGATATTTTGTAGGTGATGAGTATGTAGATGTTGAACCTGGAACATTACTTTGGTTCAACAATAAGTTAAAGCATGGAACTGAAAACACTGGCGATTGCACAAGGATTACTTTTGTCTTTGATGTTCCACATTCTAAAAATAATCCATAGGAGGATATATGAAACTGTTAAAATTTTATGCTGAGTGGTGCGGTCCATGCAAAGGACTGTCAATGGTAATTAAAGGTGCTGAAGATAAAATTAATATTCCAATTAATGAAATTGATATTGATGCTGAGATTATGACTTCAGTTGAGTATGGGGTTCGCTCTGTTCCAACATTGATTCTTATTGATGATAATGATGTAGAATTAAAACGCCATGTTGGCTCAATGAACGAAACACAATTGTTAGAATTTGTAAAGGTATAATATGGCAAGCATCCTAGAAAAAATTAAAAAGAATTCTACAATCAAAGACTCTGCTATTCTTTCTGAATCAAAGTTCTTTAAGAAGAAGGATATGATTCCTACTTCTGTTCCTATTATCAACGTAGCCTTATCAGGTCGCCTTGATGGTGGATTGACTCCAGGTATTACAATGTGGGCTGGTCCATCTAAACACTTTAAAACTGCTTTCAGTTTACTGATGGCAAAATCTTATTTGGACAAATACCCAGATGCTGCTTTACTTTTTTATGATAGTGAGTTCGGTACTCCTCAGTCTTACTTTGATACTTTCGGGATCGACACATCCAGAGTTGTTCATACTCCACTTACCGATGTAGAACAATTGAAGTTTGATATTATGCAACAGTT